AAACAATAAGTTTATCACCTTATCCGAAGCCTATTATTTAAGGTTTGAAATATTCGGGCTATTGGTAAAATTCATATTCCCTGTCAAGATGAAGGTGAATGGCTGATGGAAAGTTCAACCGATATAAACGAGACGATTCCGAGCGATGGGCTATTTTCGAATACGCTAACGAGCACGGAAATAGAGCAGCTTCAGAAAGGTTTGGCTTATCTGTTGTCGCGGTTAAAGAGATCCGACGACGTCTCCGAGTACGATCTTTACGAGATAGAGAACGTAAAGGAGTTGCTTCGACGAGCTACAGAATGCGATGCCTGAAATACGGGCATAATAAAGGTCTTTACGGAGATTATCTGACTGACTTCGTATCATTCGCCATGCTTCAATTTGCTGAGCGCGGTTTAACTAACTCAGAGTGGGCATTCACTGAATACGCAAGAGCTACCCTTGGAAGGCATGGACATAAAAAGGAACTCGAGAATGCGGTCAACTCGGACTTCGTATCCAGTACCCAAGCACTGACGACAGATGAAGTGGACGAACCAGATGTACTAATTGAGTTCCCTAAGTCTATCGATGGAATGCTTGCCTGCCTCGTGTTCAAGTGGGGGTTCACGTTGAAAGAGATTGGGGATATGGCAGGTATAAGCGAAGGTAGAGTTAGTCAAAGGATTAAACCAATAATTGAGCAGATGAGGAAGCAGTATGGCAGCTAGAAAGACCAATAACGAACCACCTACTTACTTAGTGAATACAGACAGAACCGGATACAAGTCTTGCGTGTCTTGCGGTAAGCGCGCCTCAAAGTTTGATAAGTGCTCTGGCTGTAGAGAGAAAGAAAAGAAGCAGCTTAAAAAGGTGATTAAAAATGGATGAAATTTGGAAAGACATACCAGGGTATGAGGGTAATTATCAGGCTAGCTCCGAGGGAAGAATTAGGAGCTTAGATAGGCCTAAATTTAAAGGTCGCATACTTAAACATGATAAAAAACTAAGCTCAAAAGACAGAAAAAGAGCCTACTATACTATATGCTTAAGCGTTAACGGGATTACAAAATACGAGTATGTACACAGGTGTATTGCTAAAGCATTTATAGAAAACCCAGAAAACAAATCAGATGTTAATCACATAGATGGTAATAGACTTAACAATAAATTAACGAATCTTGAGTGGGTTACTAAATCAGAAAACACCAGACATATGTATTATGTTCTAGGCACAGGGATTGAAGGCCAAAAAATAAGAGGCCCTAAAATTTCAGCTATAATGAAAGCGAAAAGCAAAGCTAAAAAGTTATTGGCTTGTAATGGTACTGAGGAATGTCAAAAGCAATAAATCGAGGCTGACCTTTGTTGATAACCCCTACTCCATGAACCCATTTGTGAATTTTAGTATCCCGGTATTTTAGGGCATCGTGCTGAGGATTAGCGAGATAACCACATGACATATCAAATCTCATTTTTCCGTTTATTGGCTCCCAGTGAACCCAAGATCTGTGAGTATGTCCTGTGCAGGCTGAACTCTCGAAGTGCCTTGCGTGTTCTAGTGGTTTTGTCTTGAACCCGTGATGAAATGCTACTCCATCAATCTGAACAACATCACTGTAATCATCAATCAGTTCAACCTTTGGGAAAGTGTATATTTGCTTGAGACTAATGAAAGACGTCAGAGATGGCGCTACTTCTTTAATCATCTTAACAGGTCTGACATCGTGGTTTCCTAAAAGCTGAATAAGCTTTGCTTTAGGTGCTTTTAGACCTAGCACTTTCCAGAACTCTTCAGCGGTAGCAAGTCCATCAGCAATCTCGTCACTTGCGCTCATTCTTTCTAAAGGCTTCTTAGGAAAACGACTCTGACTGAAAAAATCTAAAAGATCGCCGCACTGAATTATTATGTCTGGTTTAATTCTTTCTACCAAGTCAAACACCTTTGAAATGGCTTCTTTTGAATGAAATGGGAAGTGGGTGTCAGGAAGAAAGCATATTTTGTATTTTGCCATCTCTATTAATGCTGATGCACTGAGTATGTTTCATCAAGAAGAGTAGACAAAGTATTGGCTGACTTTTACACTTTGGTAATGACATTGGCCTCGTTCATGCTTCTATTGACTACGTTCAACAATCCACACCTTTATTCTGCGTACCAGTACAGGTTGGGACTATTCCCAAAAGAGCAATCTTACGCCGAGTTTTACGATAAATATCTAGAATCAACCAAATCAGAGACGGGTTTCTATAAAAGAAAGCCAGATTCAGGTGATGAAATCTCTCATGATGAAGTTTTGGGAATATTTTACAACCTAATAAAAACAAACCCAGCAGCTTCTATTGAATTTGCAATGAACATCTACAAGCACAGCGGAAGGGTTTACTCGTTTGAGAAAAACAAAGGAGATCTGGCCAGGTATGTTCTGAAGCACTTCGATCTAAGGGGAGTGGTGGCTCAAGCAGCCTTTGGGAGCGTTGATCTGGTCGACCAGACGCTTTGGTCTGGATCAATACTAGTCACTGCCTTCGATGGAGATCCTGGGTGCTCGTCAGATCTGCGAGCTTGGATTGCCGCTGAATTTGCCGATAAGAGCTATCTTCCACACCTTTCCATGGAAGTCTTCAGATGGAAGAAGAAACGCGATGGAGAGACGGTTTACGACTGTTTTAAGCAATACTTCAGTCAGCGTCCCGATATCTATGAAGCAGCAAAAGGAGTGTCTTGGTAACCAAAGAAGATCCTCAGCAAATCCAAGTCTCAATAGAAATGAACTCAAACAGGACTGAGGTGTGCATTATATTCACATGCTCAGAACCAATGGAGTCTGACCAACTTTATCAGGCATTAGAAACACTAATTAGATCTCATGGCGAAAAAATTGGAGAAGATCAATGCGCTCACTGATAGAAGGACCGTGTACGATAAGGTTTTACCTAGAGCCATCACTCAAAAGACCATGGCTTATTGAGATCCCAGACAGAAGCAAGTTTTACGGACACAAGATTATTAAAATGCGTGAACTCGATATAGACGTTTCAATGCATTCGGAGATAGACGAAACAAATGGAAAACAACGACGATACAAGCTGGTCACAGAACCATCAGTCTTCATTTATCACGATGACGAAGGATACTGCTGCATCACAAGAACCAGAGAAGAGCTCGAAGCCCTCGAAAACATCCCGTCCGTTCATGATGTCGGGTAAGTTCTATCTCGCAGTATTCAGGTCTAACGACGGAAGGCCTTGCATATCAAATGGACTATACAGAGACGAAGAAGAAGCAAGAAAAGAACTCGGGAAAGACTTCTTAGGGCTTTACACCCACATCGATCCATTCGAGTTCTTCTTTAAAGGTTAGTTCTGCTTTTTGCTTTCAATACCTTTATCAAGCCTGTAACCGGCGTTACCAAGTCGAATAATATCCACAGAATGTCTTGCGGCAGATTGAGCGGATCTAGCTGTTTTGCTTGAGTTTCCAAGAGACTTTTCAGCTTCGAACATAAGGTCCGAAATAGTCCGGTTAAAATATGTTTGCTGTGCAGTATTCTGTCCTTTTAAAAATATTCTAGCAATAGTTCTGATATTTCTATCTGAAACTCCGTATGACGCGGCATCTTTTATTGCTTGAACCAGTTTTTCTTGCTCTGTAAAGCTAATTCTACCAGGATTAACTCTGGAGATTGAGTCAGACACAACAGCAAGTCTTTTGATTTTAGCAAAGGCCTCTTCACCGAAGATAGAAATCATGTTCTCTTTTACGTTCTTATTGGTGAATAGATCCAAAATACCCTTACCATCAACTTCGATTCTTCCAGTCTTAGGGTTTGGAACTAAGAACATCTCTTCTAAGTTATCAAAAACAGCCGCCTTAACGTTATCCATTGTGTCTTTTGCAACTACTAACTTAATAAGATCTACAGTCTCAGTGTTTGGAGAAAGTAATAGCTGCTTACCAAAAGAAGATGGGTCCTTTTTTAAGTGCTTATTTAACTCTCGAACATTATCAATTGTATCAGTTGTAAGAACTCGGTCTGCCCTGAATTTATCAGCAATAGCCTTTTGGCCACGTCTTTCAGCAACGTCCGTAACCGCGTCTAATTGAAGGTGGCTTACCACTCCGTAAAGCTCGCTAATAATCTCTTCAGACTTGGATTGACCTCCAGCTAAAGCACCCTTCTTTTGAAAGTTTGCAACAGATTCTAAATATCTCTTTGTTGCATCAATCTCTGGAAGTTTTGCACCACGAGCGTTAGTGGCTCCATCAACATTAAATGGTAGCTTTCTGAATAAACCAGTATTTGAAGCAAGCTCCTGAGGATTAATCCCAGCCTTAACAGCCATCTCCTCAACACGAGCTGGAGACATATTCTTAAACCTAGAAGGGATATTGTACTTATTGTCAGCTACCGGAATAATCTTTGGCAACTGCATGTTGTTTTCAATGACATTACCAAACCGATCGTAACCAAGACGCTTACTCTCGTAATAAAGAGACTTGATTGCCTCAAAAGCCTCCATCACTGGCTTTCTGTCTTTTACAACGCCCTTGCCTAGCTTAATCCCAGACATTGTCTCTAGGTCTAAACTTCCATCTGGCATTACTGCATCAGGGAAGTGCTTGGCTAAGATATCTAAAGTCTCATACATTGCATCATCAACTGAATGAGTGATCCCATTCTTCAGGGCGTAACGAGTCTGATCTACAATTACAGAGTTAATCTGAGACTTAACCTTCTGATTGAGTTCATCAATATAACTTATCGATTCACCACTAGATGTTTTACTTAATCTTCTAACATCAGTCGTTCCAATAGCATTAACGTCCTGTCTGACTTTGTTTAAACCATTAGAAACAGCAGCAAACTGTGCTTCGTCTTGCTTGGTTATTATTGGTCGGTAAAGTGGATCTTGGCGTTCAGCGATCTCTCTTGAAGTAACTAGACCAAGCTCTGGAATGTCAGAAGCAGCCTGACCAGGAGTAAGGTCAATTCCAAATTCAGATTTAGTTCCTTTTGCAAAAGCATCGGCTTTCTTTAAGGCCTCTGTTTCAATCTTTTTAGATTCCCTGTGTACTCCAATCGACTTAATAGTTGATTCATCAACAAGTCCTTGGATTACAGATCCAACAATAGACGAAGCTCCAGACATGACAGCCATCGAGTCTGGGCTTGTTTTACCAATGTTCTTCTTTGCAAATTCAATAAAGGCTGGGTCATAGAAGTGTGAGGCAAACTTTTCGCCAGCATTAGTTCCTTGAGTAAGGTATGCAGCAGCTCCACTTACTAATCCTTGTCCCAAGATCTTAGCCCCTTTTAAAGCCATAGATCCAGCCCCAGGAGCAACCATTCCTGCACCAATATCAACAGCCATAGAAGCTGCATCGGAAGGAAGATCAACAACGCTCATTGCGTTTTGCATCTCCTCGTTGAACGCCTTAATAACTTGAGGAGGAGTGTTCTGGTCGATCTTAGTATATTCAAGATCGTCACCCATTCGGTAATAGGTAATTCCATTCTCACGCTTGATATCAGCAGACTGAAATTCTGGTTTCTTGCTTGTTGGAACCAAAGAGATCGGAGTGTTCTTCATCTCCGCCTTGGCAGACTCTCTTCTATTTTGCTCTAATGCATTATCCCAAGATACTTGGATATTGAAGTTAAGACCGTCATCAACAGGAACAACCTTGTCACCATGGCCTAGCGACATGAGGATTGAGTTAACCTTCTCAACATCGCTTGACGGAGCTCTGGCAACGTCAATAACCTCTTCTTGAACTGGAGCAGGACTTGGAGCCACTGGGGTGTCAGATATCATCAATGAAGGATCTGTCTGATCTGGTTGCACGCTCTGAACAGGAGCCTTTGCTGTTGATATCTCCATTCCAGGAAGACTGACCGATTCAATCTTTTCCTGCTTAGGAGCCAGTGAACTAGGTGACTGTGAGTGAGGATTATCTAGTGTAGCCATTATTTTTGAATCTCTCGTTTTGCATCTTGGATCATTCTATCCGCAATCTGTTTGATGATTCTAGGATCTTTTATTTTTGGATTTGCAGCTCTAACCCTAGCCTGAACTTCTGATGGGCTAGAAATAGCGGTGTCGTAATCAGTGCCGCCAAGGTGGCGCTTAATCATGGATCTCATAGTCTTACCGCCAGCCCCGGTAGTCATAAACTGTCTAGATGCTGTAGATTGGTAATTAGATCCGTTGTCGATCTGTTCTTTAAGAGACTTACCAATACTGTCTTCTGCTTTCTTTTGAAGTCTTTGACCAATTCGTTGTGCAAGTTTTAAAGTCTTTTCGTTTGGCTCAATGTTTGGATTACCAAAAACAGAAGCAATGTATTCTTTCGCTCGGTCTAAGTTATTTCCGATACCAAGCTCTAAAACGTCTCTATCAGACAACTTTCCGCTGTCCATAGCCTTTGCCATAACGTATGAGAACTGATTCAATTCTTTAGACGTATAGCTCATCTTCACGCCGTTTTTGTCAGTTTTACCTGCAATTACGTCGTTAATAAGAGCCATCTCTTTTTTGATAGGATTGTAGATTTCATTGACGTCCTTCATGATTGGTTCAACAATCTTAGGAAGACCTTCCTCTAATTTAGCAATTCCAGACATAGTATCAGCCGAATGCTTAAGCGCCATAGCCTGGCTAACAACCTTGACTGATTGATTTCTTAAATCTGCAATCTCTTTTTTGGTCATTCCAGAAGAGTTATTTAAACGAGCCTGAATTGTTCCAAGCTCATTTGAGAGTCTTTGGGCGCTTTTTTCCATTCCACCAACCCCGCCAATTTGGCTGAGATTTTCTTGAGCCTTTCCAACATCGGCAAGAGCGTTCTTAAGAGGATTAATCCTAGCAGAAGAAGCCTGTATTATGTCGTCTCTCTGCTTTAGGATCTGCTCCTGAGCAGCAACAGTGGCTTGAGTTGGCGGTCCAGAAGCCAACGCCGCGTATCTATCTCCAAGAACCTTTAGCTTTTCTTGTTCAGCGTCTCCTAAAGACGTTGCATAGTCAGGGCCTGTTAGTTGCTTCTGAGTGTCTGCAAATCTATTTCTAGCGGCAGAAGCTCTTGCAAGAAGATCTTTATCGCCCAATCCCTGTTGAGATGTTGCAGATTTCGTAAGGTCGAAATACTCTTTGTTGTAATCCTGCATCTTCTTAATAACCATCGGAAGATCGGAATAACCAGCAGTAGAGAGTAGATCTTCAAGACTTTGCTTCTGGGCTATCATCTTAGGGTCTTGGCTTGCTGGATTGTTAGGATCATCTACAGCTCTTGCGATCTGAAAGTACTGCTGAAAGATAGGAACGTTTTGCTTATCTCTGATGATGCCGTTCTTAATTGCTTCTGAGAAAGTAGGAAGATTAAAGGAAGCTCTAGTCCTGTTTATCTCGTCCATTGCTTGGATCTTTAAGTCAGAAGGAGTATTCGGGTCTGTTACGAACTTAAGGTTATCAAACGTCTTATCATTCACCTGTTGCTTAAGTTTCTGACCTTCTAGTTGTAGCTTCTGCTGCTCAACAGCGTTGTTCATCTTAGCCGTCTCAGCAGCTTGACCAATTTTCATCCCAGTATCAAAAGCAGATCCAAACTGTTGAGTCAGTTGAATGTTTCCAGCTAGAGCTTGAGCAACGATATCAGCAGCCATAAATCACCCCATTTTCCCAACAGCCTTACCAGCTAGCGCCCCAACAGCAGATCCAACTATAGTATTGTACATTCCTTGCCTTGCTTGCGCAGAGTACAGATCTCCAACGTTTCCAGCTCCAGCGGTTGAAGCATAACCGAGCTGAGTGTTGACCAGGGTCTTTTGTTGGTCTGACAAAGCATTCAATATACTGTTTGATTGATTCATCGATGTAGCGGCATTTTGATTAATATTACCAGCCAAGGCTCCATAAATTGAAGCGTTCTGGGCGTTGATATTTCCAAGATTCTGAATGTCTTGCTGACGAGCTAAGCCCGCTTGCTGACCAAACAATGCGTCGGCAGCCATTCCAGCAGAAGAAGATGAAGCGCCAGTTCCCATTCCAGCAACTTGACGGTTTAAGTTTTGCTGTCTTTCAATTTCAATTTGCTTTGAAATAGGTCCAGAATTTTGTCCAGACATAGCTGCACTTTGAGCTGCAAAACCTTGAGCAAGCACCGGACTGATTTGAGCAAGTAACGCACCAAGAGAATCGAGTTGAGACTTTTCAAAGCTTAAGAACTGTTGTTGATTTTGAAGTGCCAATGCTCTTTGATTGAGCATCTCGGCAGTGGGTTGAGCCATGTTTACCGCTACGCCAGTTTCAGACCGAACGTTCTCAGCAGCAGCTTGTGCCGCATCTCCAGCGTCTTTAGGGCCAAAGTAAAGAACCTCAGAAAGACCAAGTGTTCCAACTCCAGCGGCAACTCTTCCTACAGTATCAAAAAAACCCATGATCTACCTCTTTCTAGTCGCTACGATTGAAAACCTGTTTGATCCAGCAGCAACCAATGTGTTTGCAGAGTCAGACGCCCCGACTACTGAAACTGTTATCTGACCAGGAGACATCTTACTTATCTGTCTAATCATTCCAATATTAGCAACAGCATTGGCCCCCGCTGTAGACGCCGAACTGAGTGACTGACCAGAAGTGAACGACGAAATATCATTGTTACCGATGTTATTAATCCTTGCTCTGGCGGTAACTGTGCATGATCCGGCAGCCCTAGAGAAAGTAGCTAGATATTTAAACTCGTAATCACTCACACCATCAACAGCGTAGTTCTGTTGAAATAGGGTTCCTGCGCTGGTTGGAAGCGCAGAAGAGGTATAGTAACCAGTATGATAAAGCCTTGGTTCGTAATGCTTGGTTTCTTCTCCAGAGAAGATAGAAACGCTTTGGGTTTGAATCTGAGTTAAGAAAAGGTTTGTACTTGCTAAGTATTGATCAAGCATAAACAAGTCATCAACGTTAAACGATGACGCATTTCCTACGAAAATCTCAGAAGAAGATGTGTAGTTTTCAAATTGGAATACACTAACACTTCCGCTTGAAGACGAAGAGAATCCAATAGAACAAAGATCTCCGGCAGTAGTGTCTGATGCTCCGATTGCTAATTGAGATGCAAACTCATTATCGACAAATAAGTAAACAACTCCATTTAGAACCTTGATCACATACTCATGAATTACAGTTGTATCTAGAGGAATAAAGATCACTCCAGCATCACCAAAGTCAGAAATGGTAACGCCTTCAGTGGTGAATGAAACTGTGAAAGACCTATCTGCTGCGTCTTGTCTTACTTGAAGTCTAAATCCAGTCGCGGAAGACGTTGTAGCGGTTGTGTCTGAGACAGACTGAACAAGCATTACTAACTTAATGTATGTATTAACAGTTGCGCTGGTAAGAGATACCTGAGGAACTGAAACAGACATTGAACTGGATGCGTTTGTAAAAGCGTTGTAAATACTGCTTACGTTTGTAATCGTTCCAGAAACAGAGAATCCAGTTGGAGCTGCTGAAAACATTGAAGCAACTTTTGCGGAAGGAATGTTTGCAGCAGGATCATACTCTCCAGAGAAGAATCCAAGCAAAGATGATCCTATAGACATAGATCCAATTGGACTAAGAAGTCCAAATGTTCCAGTTGAAATCTGAGTACCTTCTGCGACTCCATTTACATAAAGATTAGCAAGTCTAGAACCAGATGCAGGAGTGGCGTCAACAGATACTACGATGTTAAACCAGTTGCTTCCTGTGATGTTGGTCGTTCCAGTGATAGAAACAATGGCTTTTCTGGTGCTGTTTTCAGCAATGGAAGAAGTAAAAGAGAACTTAGCAAATCCGTTTGATGTGCATGAGATCTGTCCATTGATTTGAGGAATGGTTGCAATAACAGAACTCGTCTGAGCTCCTCGAACCCATAAACCAACAGTGATCTTTCCAGAAACGTTCTTAAAGAATTGCTGGAACACGTTGTTTGAAGCTCCACCAGCAATTAGGCTGCCCTCTCCAAACTTCTTGTTTGTAGTATCAAGAACTGTTGCGCAGCTCTTTTGGAAGGTAGTTCCAGGGGTCTGAGTGTAAGCTCCAGATACGGAAGACGAGACTTCATCAGCAAAGGTATTGAAAGTGTTAACAGTAAGAGCTTGAGATGAAGCAGATACAAGATTTGCAATACTAATCTCGGGAGCGTCTTCCCAAGAAGCCTCACCGCTAATTGATTTAATCATGTAGCGAAGGCGCAAGATCTCATCTTTAACCGAAGCTGCGTAGTTAGAACCAGAAATTGGACTTGGGTTAACAGTTTGTTGAGCGGCAGTTAGATTGAACACGTTATTCACAGTAGATGCGCCCTCCATCTCAGATGCGATGAAGTTGTTCAAAATATTATCGAACTCGTTATTCAGATCTTCATCTGTAAGAGTTTCGTCGTCTAACCAAATTTTTACACGATTAAAGAGCGCCGAAATAAGTCACCAACTGCTTTCTTTGAATAGTTTAGTTACTGCAAACCTACCGCCACCAGACAGGCTTATATGTTCTTTCATACTTCTAATAAAAACGCTTTTATCTTTAACATAAGCAATTAAATCACATCCAAGTTGACTTTGTACCACTGGTGTAACAGTTAAGCAGCCCTTTGTCCTTCTTGATACAGACTTAACCTCAACGGTTACCCATTTGTCTCCCGATTTATATGAAACGTCTGGACCGTATTTCTTTGTTATTCTAGCCTCACACCCAAGATCTTTAAAGAAGTTATAAACCAAAACCTCAGCGTCTCTTCCTTTTCTGTGTATTGGGTTAGCCGTATCGTCAATAGACGAGATTCCTTTTAGTCTGTTCCTTCGCTCTGCAATTATAAGAGAGCAGTCATAGCAAACTCTGCCAGATGCGTACTTGCCATTTGTATATAACCTATATTCTTTGGGTCCAGGAAAGGTATCAAACACAACAGAGCACTCTTTGCATGGTTGTGTGATCTTTGGAGACTTAGATCTTCTGATATACGGTTCTGTCTTCTTTCTTACCAATACTCTTCTAGAAACTCTTCTACACTGATTACAGAGAGTGCCCTGTAACTTCTTTCCGTCTAAATCACGAAACAAACCAGGACCATAGTTGGTCCGCTCTTTTGTTTCTTTGCATGATCTACAGACGTACTCACTCACGTTATGTATCCTCCGGCGCTTCACCTTTATCCTTCTCACCAGAATCGCGATATGAAACCGTGATTCCAGTTAGACGGAAGTTATGCGCATCACTGTTATAAAATTTTAAACTAAGACTTCTTCCTCTTCCAGTAATCTTCAACCTTTGCTTTCTAGTTGAAGTTCCCTGAAGCCTTGACTGATCCAGAATGAACGAGTCAAGCTGGTTCGCTTTTCCAAGATTGAACGATTTTGTACCTTGCTTGCGACCTTCTATGAACCAATCCATAGACAGGGTTACATTTCCTGTTGGAATGTACTCAATCTCAACAAAGTCATATAACTTGTTTCTTGGGTCCTTGAAATCCATGTGAGGAGTCTGGAACTCAGAAGTGTATACCGATGCATCCGTTCCAACGTATCGTCCCGCTTGATCCATTAAGTATACAAGTCCGTCCGAACTGCCATACATTAGTTCATTTACGAGAGTTACGTTTTTACGAAGTCCCAAGCTATTAGGCTGGAAGGCAGTCAGGAAAATCGCTTTCGGAGTGTTTTCACTGTAATCAAACTTCACAAGGAAGTTATTTAAGAGCGAAGAAGCGCCCCGATAAAGGAAGTATGCCGCTCGTTTCGCTTCGTGCCAAATTGCTTGCTGTTGACCAATCCCAAGGGAAGAAGTGTTCTCGTCTACCAAGGTCTGGATTCCTAAAGCCCTGTAAACGTTCGCAGCTTCGATTCCACCTAGGTTTAGAGTGGCAGATAGACTTTGCAGCATCCGAGTGTCTTGGATCGCAAAAACGTCATCCTGAAGGGCTATAACACCTAACGATGAGGCAACCCCAATGTCATTGTTCAGCTTTGCAAAGTACCAACCAATCGGATTCCCAATGTCTGGTTGCTGAAGTTGATAAAGACCTTTTGGGTACTTTAAAACATGGAGCTTATTTTTAAACTCGAAAGCCGCCTGAACTCGTTCCCCCTCGCCAGGGTAAACGTTAAAAAGGGCAGTATTGAATGTGGTCGTAATTGTAAAGTCTTCGTGGCCTAACTCTGTTGAAGAAACAGTATTAGAACTACCATACACAAAGTGAGGCAGATTGCTCTGACCGAAAACAAAAACACGGTTAAAGAAAGAAACGCCAGATACAGGATACCGATCATGTCCGGTGGATCCATCCCAGTCAGCAGCAGGCTTTTGGATATTTCGTCTAGTAACTGTCCCATTCTCTAACACCTGAATTTGCGAGCCACCCGTGAAGATGAATAGCTTCTTAGGATTAGATGTTCCACCTGTTCCCAAGAACTCACGTCCACACTCTACAAATGTTACCTGACCAATAATTGACAGTCTAGCAGGAGCGGTGTTTCCAGTGTCGTCCTCAACCGTAGAGGGAACTACTTCAATAAATACATAAGGATTTGAATAGCTGTAGACTCGTCCGTTCTGGGTAACAACAATAAGCCTCTGAGTTGCAGAATCGGGCCACCAGTCATAAACGCCTACAATCTTAGCCGGCCCAAGCGCAGGATCATCAACGTCAACAATGTGATCATAGTCAACGCCGTTGTAACTGAAGAACTTAATGTAAACGTATGCTCCGAAACACTTCTCGGCTACACCATTTCTCAGTTGAACGTTCTTTGCTGAAATTAATCTGTTTTCTGGAATTAAATTAGGGGCGACGTCTGACATCAGACCGCCCTGACCTACTGGTATCTGGATCTGCTTTCCTTCATACATTAGTAAGTCCAAACCCCGTACCAAGGACGCTTAGGACCAGAAGTCTGCTCCATTCTTGGAATCAATCGAGCACGGTCATAACTAGAACTAGATCTCTGAGCCTTCGCTTCCTTAACCATCGAAACAAAAGCCGCTTGAGTCTGTTGGTAAAACTTGTCAGCACTATTGTCGCCCTTATCAAGCAAGATGTAATAAGCGACTCCGTAAACCAGCGCCATACGATGAATGATCGGGCACATCGGGCTAGAGCTAGAAGAATCGGTCAAAGCTGTTGGTATTTTGACGTAATCAATCTCAACCCTACACGCTTCGTTTGGGTTAGAGTTGATACGAGCAACATACTCGTTGGTAGCGACATTTGCGTACTTAATTGCAAACTTATCTGGGATACAGGTACGAAGATACGTGAGAGGAAAGTCTCTCAACATGACGTTCATATCTGACATCTGAGCCTGCTGAGTATTGTTAGGAATACTTGCAGCGTTGATTCTCATTGCTCCAACAAGGCGAAGAACGTTAGTGCCAAGGCTATAATCAAGGGCATACAGATTACAGTTATTAGTTGTAGAGTCCTTAATGTACGCCTGGTCAATGGTCGCAGTGGTCGATGTTCCAGAATGTGCTGAAATCCTGTAAAAGTCTGAATCCCCATCAAGATTAAGGTAACGACCAAGAAGGTTTTCAGTAGGAGTAGTTTGAAAGGTAATGGTTGTAGAATTTTGAACAAGGGCAACATCAATCTGTACCACAGTCTTTAATGCAAAACGAATCGGCTCAGCTTCAACTGCCCAAGGAAACGGCTCTCCCATTTCAACGTTGAACTCATTGGCCCCAGACAAGATAGCCATCTGAAGGCGGTTCAAGTAAGTAAGAGCGTCTGGTCTGAACTCAGAAACGTATTGTGCGCCAATTACGGCGTTTGACTCCCCAGCAAAGTCCAGAGCCATACTGATGATATCTTGACACGTTGTCAGTACAGCCACTTTTAAACCCTACTTTCTTACGAAATAAGCAACCATCAATGTATTGGACGCATTGTTTGATCCACTGAAGTAACCAACAACACCCTCTTTAGCATTTAATACTACACCCTCGCTTGGGCTTAGATCAAAGTCCACATAAGACAGGCTTGGTAAAGACTTCTGGTAATCAAACAACTGAGCAACCCCAAGAGAGTTAGCCTGAACAGCAGTACTTGGAGCAGTCGTAGCAACTAGCTCAATGTAGTAATAAGAAGCGTCTCCGCCAACTGCGGCAGTTGATCCTTGTTGCCAATCCAAAGGAGGATTGAACATGATCACCTGTTCTCCAGCCGTGTAAGCAGATGGAGCACTTTCGGCAGTCAGGGTAACCATGTTTGTTCCATCGTAGTAACGAAGAACATAAACAGGAGATCCAGCCTCAGCCTGTGTGACGTTAAATCGAATAACCGAGAACTTCTCTTTGCATCCGATCATGAATCCATCGTTATTAGTCGTGCTGAAGATTGTGGTTGTGGTTCCAGCAAGTAACGTCGAATTCAAAGAAGCATCAGGAGTAGATGCAGCCGTAATCGAATAACAAATCAAAGAATCAGTACTAAACTTCTTACCAATGCCAACATTGATAGCTCCACCTGTTCCGTTGAAAGCCTTGGCCTTCAAAAGCTCAATCTGAAGATTGTCAGCTAAAAGTACGACCGGAGTATTACAAGTTTCCTTGTACGCCGACCTTGCTACTATGACGTTCTGTCTTGACATTGGTTTCTACCTTTTCGTTTTGTTCGTACTTCTCGTGACGAGTGCCTTCTTCGGTGTAAACCTGACCAGCAAACTCTCCATCAGTGAAACGGTAAAGGATGAACTCACCGTTTTTGCATTCTCGAATGTGATTTCTTACGGCTATGATCTCGCCAGTCTTTGGATCACGAAGCGCAGTGCGAAGGTCTAACTTCCCAGTGTGCTCATCCAAAATAGGCCATACGATCTTAGTTGTTTTCTTTGTAAGGGTTTTTCTAGCCATTTAATTATCTCCCGATTGCTACACATTTCAAAACTGTTGCAGCAGGGGTTGCTAGAGCTCCAAGCTCTACCAATGGTCCATCAGCAACAGCAGTATATTCTGCCTCATAGATTCTTATCTTAAGGTTTGATTTGTCAAATTTATAAACATAACCGTCGGCAGACATAGCGTCAGACATAAGCAAGTCTTGAACATCGTTTGGAAGTCCCATCTTGCCTTTGTCCAAAGGAATGCCGCCTGCTGGATAAGTCAATGCGCCATCTCCGAATGAAATGTCTACATCGTAACGCTTGTCTTTATCAGAGATAACACCTTGAGCTAGGTTTACCGAGTAACCCACATCAGAACTGGAAATAGCTGCCATTTTAAAATCCTCTTTAAATTTAATGATCTAAGGGCAGCGCAGAACCCTACATGAAACTGCGCCACCCCTAGAACTTTATCACGCGCTCTCTACGAAGCTAGCGTTGTTAACTAACGATTCAGGGCTGAAGTTTACGCCAACCATAGCGTATCCAGCACCAGCAGCACCGCCGCCAGCAGAAGCAGTTGTAACTTCAAACGAAATTACATCTCCAACTTGAAACTGAACCGGATCAATCATTTTTCCATAACGCTTTCCAGCGACAACGCCGGTTGGAATCGTAATGGTGTCAATCGAAACTTCGCCAGAAGACGAACCAACGGTTGGACGCTTTTTAACAGTGACAACAATGTTTCCAGAAGAAACAGTTGCGGTCGATATCAAGAAGCCAATGAATTCTAGCATCACAGGGTTTTGGCAAACGAATTGATTTACAACCGCTGCCGATCCCAAAGACTGTGCTGCTACAACCAGAGGCAATGGACTAAGATTCTTTTGAACGTACATTTTATTTTCCCTCTAATTTACTACTTAAATCTTTGATTACCATATTGAGCCTTTCTATCTCCGCTTGCAAGTCAACCTTACGTTGTCCAGCAGGTTGGGATTTAGACCATAACTCTAGGTTCTCAATTCTATTGTCATCTCGGATTCCATTCTTGTGATGAACATTTTCATGCTTCTCAAGAAATCTTCCAAGATGTCTTTCCATAACGAGACGATGCTGCCTGATGAAGTAATTTCTACTACCTCTGGCTTTTCTTGCTTGTACCGTAGGATGGTCTGGAGCTGTCTCTTCAACATATCCGTTTGTAATCCTTGTTTTACCAGCAATAACAGGGTCCCTGTAATCGTAACCGCATCTCTTTGAGCAGAAGTGACCAGCGTGGTTCCCTCTTTTTTTAGCTCTTTCGAGATGACACCTGTGAACTTCGAATTCTTTTCCACAATATAGACAGTTCTTTTTTGTGGAACTTTTCCTAGAAAGGCCAATACATCTATTAGAGCAAAGAGATGCATAACGCATATACTTTGAGCTCCATCTAGATATAAAAACCTTTCCACAGACTTTACATTCTCCATTCAGGTCAGGTCTTGTAACCTTTCTTCCCATTTATAAGGCCCCCTTTACTTGCAATTACAAATAAAAGGAGCCTATGTAAATGAAAATAAAAGTATCAGAGGCTACCCAACTTAATCACCTTTGCCTCACCTGGCGACGCTGTGTCCCAAATGCTTCCAAACTCACAGATACCGTACCAAGCGATTGCTTTTTGACGACCGAAATCCCGAGGAATCTCAGCACGCAATTCTGGATCCAAAACAACAGCCATAGCTACTGCTTCTGAACCGAAGAATACGCCTTCGCCCAATACTCCGCCAGTTCCTACAGCGTTATCGAGAGCATCAAAGTTGTTGGACTCGATAATACGAATCCCTTCGATACGACCAATCTCGCTGTTGTACTTCGACTGAGGATCAGTGTACTTGTGCCATTGTTCAAAGTTAGGATCTGATTTCAGTCCTCGGCAAGCCTTAGTAGAAAGAATTCCGATATAATCAGAACCTTCGTAGCTAGGAACTTTCAAAGTACCTTTCATGTAGTCGCGAATTTGCTCAACATGATACAAATTCAAGTTTGAACTTGCAGTTGCAGGATACGATCCGTTAGTTCCGAAAGAGATCGAGCCAGCTCCGGTAGGAGTAGCAGCAATCTTAACGTCGCTTGATTGGAAAGCGTCAGCAGCAGCAGAATCCATAACAATCGCCATCTGATCGCGCAAAGTACGTTGAATGATGTTCTCAACATCGTACTTCGACAAATCATCTGACAAACTGGTGTAAGGAACCGCACGGCCCCACTCAGTAACAGTGATAACTTTTGTTGAAAGGGTCAAAGCACTTTCAGGAATGTTTACACCTTCAGAAATCCGTCCATCGGATGGGATTGCCAAAGTAGAAACACGAGTGATTGTAATGCTCTCACCTTGTTTACGTCCATAACCAGCTTCCGGTCGGACAAATTGCATGAACTTCGTCTCTGCAATCGCTGCGTAACGCAATGATTCCGAAAGAGCTTGGTTCTTGTATGTTCCGGTCGGAGCATCCATCGTCCAGCTAAAATTAGCCATTTAATGCCTCCAGGTTTTACCGAAACACCCCTACGGTGCTCGGCTATGAGTTAACGGGCTTTCGCGCCTTGGCCCGTGCCTTTAATTGCTCAACCATGTTCTGGGGAACAGTTACCTGAACACCAGTCCTAGTTGGTGCTCCACTAGAAGATCCTGCAACTCTGGCTGTTGTAGACTGTAACTCTTCAGTTGCAGACACTTCGCCTCGAATTGCAGCCACTTCACGTCGAGCTGCTTGCGCTACTATAGATAATTGCTCACTTTCACCCTTTCCTGCAAGAGAATTATCCTGACTTAATCGGGCTGCTACTGCTTGAACCAAAGTACGAGCGTTCTTTAGGTCTGGATAAGTTGAGTAAAATTGTTGCTCAATCTGTTGTTGGCGCTGGGTGGAAGTCATCTTTTCTTCCAAACGACGAACAGCGCGTTCCTCTACAAGCTGGGTATATCGTTTGGTGTCAGTGAAAATCAGGTCTTCCAAGTTCTCTTCTTGAACTGGTTGAGTTGTTTGAGGATGGAACTGGCTCTGTACGGCCTCAAAACGCCCCTTTGTAGTCTCTAGCTCAGCAACATAACCCTGAAGCTCTTGCTCACTAGAAAACTCTCGGTTTCCCAATCGAATCTTCTTAGGGGCTTCAGTCTTTGGCTCTTGAGTAGTGACTGGATCAGTAGTCGTATCTCCAGCGATAGTGTCAGGCATGAAGTCCATCGAAGGAGCAGGGTTTGCTTTTGCTGATTGAGCGTTAGCAATCTGATCCGCGAATCCTGTCTTAGTTTCCGTGGTAGTAGTTTCAGTATTGGTATTCATAGGGTTTTACCTTTCATATTGATTGTTTAGCGTCTGCCATCCTGGACTTGGCAATAGCCTTGTCCAAAGTTCTTGAAAGCTCTCGATACTCGTTAAGCGTATGAGCAAGTGCGATGTACTGGGTACCATCGTAAACACTCGTCCTAACCAAGTTATCCATCTTTCCTAATAGTTGAGAAATTCTGTCGTCAATAAACTCTTTAAAGAACCGAGAGGCAATCTCAGCTTGAGTGCCCCTCTCAACTACGCGTAGGATTTTTTCGTCCATAATTAACCCCTTGGTCCGTTAGGTTGCGGCCTTCCTTGAGGAGATCCACTCATTGAGCCGGTATTCTCACTTCCAGCTTGAGGAGAGTTACCAGGCGCAGAGTTCTTCCCGCCGACATTTCCTCCAGCGTTCATCATCTGCTGCATCTGCATTGCTTGCATCATTCTTTGTTGAGCCGCCATTTGTTCTTGTGGATCCATCTTAAGACGTTCTGTGTTTACGTCAAGCGATCTTAAGATCTCTTCCATAAGTTTTCCCATCGAGTACTTCGCAGAAAACTCCTGAACAAGAAGAGGGCTTGCAGAGATCGTCTGAAGGAAAGCTGTGACTTTCCGATAATCCTTCATCTTGGCAAGGGTCTTAGACATTCCAAATACCTTGAAAACGTTTCCACCAAACATATTGGTAAAAATCTCTTCTGAAGAAAGATTCATCACAGAAGCAGCTCTAATTTCACCTAACAAATCTCTCATTTCGTTCTTATCTAGACGTGAAATGTGCTGAAGAAGTGTAAGCCATAGCTTACGAAGGATTGGCTCAATACACTGATCTTCAATTACTTTTGAGATCCCACCGAATACAGAAGTAATCGTTTGGTTCGCCTCAACGACTTCAGTTGCTTTAACAGCGCGTCCAGGAAGATTGCCCATGCGAAGATCGTTCGTCATTGCGGAGACGTTGAACTCTGCTTGGATGTTCTGAAACATCGCAAGGGCATCTTGTGGAACCGAAGAGGTATCAACCCTCTCCAACACTTTAGAACCAGGAGGAGCTACAGAACTTACTGTGATCGTAGTTCCAGGAGGAATTCCATCACTGAAGTCAGAATCGTTCTCAGCATAATCCGGTCGGTACTGCTTAATGCCGAAAACGCTCATCATAGCGCCATCAACCATCAAGTTCCAAAGCTCGTTCTGCGTAATGTTGTTTGCAGATGGGGCATCCATCATGGCCGTGTGCCATACAGATCCAGGAACTCGAATGATAGGACAAGCTACGAAAGGGCTTTCACCATGCCAAAACGGGTTAGGGCTAGGACCAGCAATAAGAAAGTTGTCATTAGCAATAGTCCAAGTAACGTTCTCATGAAGAATGTCTCCCGTTTGTTGGTCTACAATCGTACCCCAGTACTCGTTAATCTTAACTTTCTGACGGCTGACAAGTGGAATGTTTTGATTGGTTTCACGAGCATGCTCTAGCTTGTAGTTCCAATCTTCAGCGTAATCCTTACCGATTGCTTCAACAGCAGCTTTATCATAAAGAGGGTCATCACCTTCAGAAAGAGCCTTTACCTCGAAGTAATCAAGGAACAACTCCTCCATCTCGTAAAGACCTTTTCCAGATGGGTCTACATAGTAATTCTCTGGCTGAATAAGTTTAAGCCTTGGCTCCCAAGGTTTCTTAAATCCACGTTTAATCTTTTGCTTAATCTTTTCTCCAACAACTTCTTCTTCGAAAACAAAGAAGGGTTTCTTAGTATACTCGCCATAAACCTTAACAATCATTACAGAGGCAAGAAGTCCGGTCTTTGTCATGTCTCCAACAAAAGGGAGCCAATCCATCTTCTCAAGGTATCGATCAACAATCTTCTTACACTCGTCCTTGGTAATAAGAACGTTTTGCTCGTCTCTACCTGGAGCATACTCGGCTCTCCACCAGTCAGTCACATCAACGAATGATTGCTGGAAGAACTGAACAGACTGCTCAACAGCCATTTTCTGCTTAGGTAAAAACTCACGGCTTTGACCAGGCTTCTTGTGAGAATAGTCCTGGCGCATGTGATAAACGTCCCAATTCCTACGATTGAGAACTTCGCGGTTTCTTCTAGCCTCTTGAGCCTCACGCTTGTAGACTTCGCTGATCTGGATGATGTTTCCGCTGTTATCTACCTTGGCTGTTTCGACTGTTTCTAGTTCCATTTGTTTCTCCGCCAAATTTAAAACCAGGTATCCCTATGCTTGGCCTACTGGTCTTGTTGTACATTCTCATAAAGCCACTCACTCCGTACTGTAGTGCGTCGTGAATATTGGACTCAAAGTTCTTTTCTGGCCTAATCTTATCAGGCTCTTTCTCAAAATACCGCTCTGGAT